GCGGCACTGCAAAACACGGTCTTGATGGTGAGGAAGCGGTTGCGCTGGACGTGTGAGACGCCACCGAGGGTGCCCGCCTTGAAGATGTAGTTATAGTTCGCTGCGGTGTTGTTCACGATCTGCGCGTCCGCGAAGTTGATCGTGTCGAACAGCGCCGTTGTGATCCCGCCGTTAGCGTTGCGGAAGTTGATCCCCGTCATGCTCAGGTGAACAGCGGACGCGGTAGCGGCGGTGAACACGGCGGCACCCGTGGACTCGATGGACGCGACGTCCTCGGACAGCGCACCGAACGGGTTCATGTCCACGGTCGCGGCCTGGATCGTCACGCGCTTCGTGGTGGACAGGACGATGGGACCGGTGATCTTGATGCGCCCGATGATCTCTAGCGCCCGACCCGAGTTGACCGCCGCATCTAGCGCAGCCTGGAAGGCCACGGTGTCATCTGCGGTGCCATCGCCCACGCAGTAGTCGGGAGTGCGAACCGGAGAGCGCGACTTAGAGGTAAAGGTGGCGCTTCCGAGTGCAGAGACCGCGTCGAGGCGTGCTAGGTGCGCCTCGTGGTCCGCGAGGATCTGCAACTCGTGACCGCTGCCCCACCCGTACCCAACATCAGGCACCTGTTACTCGCCTCCAGCGCTTTGGTCCTCGGGCACGTCCATGCCCTGAGCTTTCAACGCCCTGATGAGAGTCGCCTGGTACGCGGCCATCGCTGTGCGTTGCCCGTCAACGTGAGTCTCGATTCGTTTGGTGCGGCGCACCAGAGGGAGCAGCACTGTGACGGACCCCACGAGGACAGCGAGCGCGGTGATCAATGTTGCGATGGCGGTGATGATCTGCGCCACGTTCGGGTCGGTCAGTTCCTCATGCACAACCCCACCACCGTCGCCATATCTCAACGCACCCGGTCACGAATCGGAGCATCACGACCCGTCACCCCCACCGGTTGAGTCCGTGGAACTGTCAGGCCACACGGTGACGATGATGCCCCGGCATCGGAGACCACCGTCACAGTCGTTGTACCCGCCGTTCGAGTAGTCGGCCTCCGCGTCATCCAGGGACTCGTACTCCGTGCCGTCTACCGCCTCACAGGGGTCGCAGGTGGAACCGTCCATGAGCTCCGTCGCCACATACGTTGCAGGTGGGAGCTCCTGGAGCGCATCGAACCTGCCCTCCTGGTTCGCGTAGGAGAGGACAGCGTTCAGTGCGTCACCGATCATCGAGTCTGTGGTCGCGTCGAGGGCGGTCGTTGCGGCTGCGGCCACGTCCTCCTCCGTCGCGTCGGCGGACCACGCGAGACCCGCCGCCTTCCCAGCCGTGGACCCATACCCGCGTGTTGCGAGACCGACCACGATGTCTAGAAACCGGGCGATCTTGTCCCCATCAGGGACGATCTTCGGGCCCTTCGGGGCAGCCGCAACCGCGGGCGTCACACCCTGCGCCTTCGCCTCCGCGAGCTGGGATGCGATGCCCTCCTGCGCCACCGTCACCGCGATCGTGTGGAGGGACGCGAGGACAGCGGGGTCGGGTGTCGTGTCGAGGGACAGGAGTGCCTTGTGGTCACCGGCTGCGAACGCGGCCTTGGTCTGCTCCTCCACCTGCGCGCGGAGCGCGGGCATCCCGACACGCTTCCACGCTGCGAGGGCGAGCTCCTGCGCGGACCTCACCTGCTTGTCGATGGCCACGAAGTCAGCCTTCGACGCGGCCTCGACCGGGCTCATCGGGCGACGAAAGGGCCACTCCGGGGAGGCAGCGGCAGCCGCAGCGAGGGTGGGCGCGGGGTCACCCGTGGCCGGTGCGTCCGTCGTCGTCGCAGCACCGGGGGCGGGAGCCACTGGAGGAGCCACGGGCGCGGCAGTCGGTGCCGTGGGCACGCCCTTTGGGGGCAGCGCCCACACGCTCCGCACGTACGCTTCCAGCTCCGGGTCGGGCGCGATCGCACCGCAGTCCATCAGGGCCTTGATCGTGGTCGCGTTCACCTCGTGCGACTCACCGATCCCCGTGACCGTGACGTTCGGGACGGGCTCGTCCTCACCGAAGTTGAACCGCACGATGTCCGTCGCGATGTCCTGCGTCATCGTCTCGGCCATCTCGTCACCGACAGCCTGCAACGAGAGCATCAGGAGGTCGAGGAACGAGTCACCGAGAGCACGGGAACCGTTCGGGGTCGAGCCGAGGTCCACGATCCCAGCGAGCGCGCTGCGAGTCATCTGCTGGTCGAGGTACTGGATGAAGGGCAGCGGGTCGGGAAGCGACCCCGTGATGCCCATGAGCTCCATCGTGAACCCTGCCGGGAGACCTACACCGGACTGGTCTCCACCACGGTGAGCCTGCGCGAGCTTCTGCGCCTCCACCACCTGCTGCGGGGTAGCACCCAACGGCGCGGTGACCTTCGGGGTACCGACGCTGTTGCGGCGCATCGACGTGGCGTTCACGCGCCAGAGCTCACGCTTCATGAGCCACGGACCGAACGCGGCGCGGAGCAGCGAGCGGCCCTGCCACGCACCGCCCTCTCGCTCGTGCGCGAACCACACGAGGTCCTTGCGCGGGACATACGGGGCAGCGGCCCCGTCCTTCGTTCGCCGGTACTGCTCGATGCCGTCGAGGAGGTCCTCGTCCGTGAGCAGGATGCGGTAGATCGAGGTGGGCATGCGCTCGTGGAGTCGGACGAGCTTCGCGGTGCGACCATCCGAGAGGTCCCACACCTTCTGGAACGGCATGTGCCCGAAGGTCAGCGAGAGCAGCGCGAGGCGGTTGAACGTCGCGAACTGGATGGGCCCACGTCGGGCCACTGTGTCCGTGTCGCCCTTCACCGTGAGACCCATGTTGTCGGCCACGGACTGAGCCACCTCACGGCGGCACCCGGTCGGGTCCACGGACCACTCGGCGCGGAGGATCGGCAACGTGTACGCCTGGAGCACGGCCCGGAGCTGCGGGTCGGTGCGCATCTGCCCGTACGTCCAGATCGACTGCGGCCACATCAGGTCGGGGACCCACTCGATCAGGTCCGCGTAGGCGGCATCCCACGAGGTGACATCGTTGCTGATCCCGGTGACCACGAACACCCTCCCAGGGCTCAGAACTGTGCCTTCATGAAGTCAACCGTACCGCCGTCGTCCCACCCGTCACCTGAACCGTCGCGGGTCGTCGTGTCGTCCTCCCCCACGGGGAGCCACTCGGTCACAGCGACACGGGCAGCGTACGCGAGGACGTCGACCTGGTCATCGTGTGCACCGGTCGGGAACTCGGCGAGCTCCTCAACCCACACGTCGAGCCAGTCAGCGTTACGGGGCCACCACAACCGGTGCTGTCGGGACAGGTCAGCGGCAACGAGAGCACGGGTCAACTTGTCGGCGTCGGCTTTCAGTTCCCGGATCGGGATGCCACGGCGACCGGCAGCGTAGACGAGGGTCGTGCCGAACATGCGGGACTCGACGTGGACGACATCGTACGGGCCCAACCACCGGGAGCGGAGCGAGTCCACAAGGTCGAAGTGACCGCCCTCCTCCACGCGTTCACGTTTCCGATCCAGGAGCAGCACGTCACCGTTGGGCGTGATCCCCCACGCGGCGGCCACCGAGTAGTCGGCAGACGAGCGGAGCGAGGTCGCGAGGTCCACGGTGATGAACCTGCGGCAGTCGGACAGCGGCCACGTAATCCCATCAACGAGGAACCGGTCCGATCCCACCGGCTCCCAATACCGTCCGTCCTCACGCTTGAACAGGTTGCCCTCAGCCGAGGACGGGCGCTGCTGGATCAGCGACAGGAACACGTACCGGCTCATCGACTCCATCAGCTTGCGGAAGTAGCCGGGGGCACGGTGCTGGACGGACGCGAGCTCCTCACCCGGGGCGCGGCCCAGCACGTCACCGTCCTCAGCGATGCCTGGGATCGACACGACGCGCCACTCGTCGGGCTCCCGGAGGAGCAGCCGACCGGCGAGGTCGTCGTGATGCCACCGAGTCATCACGAGGACGACCTTGCCCCGCGAGGAGAGGCGCAGCTTCCCAACGTTCTCCCAGAACGACCATGCGGTCTCACGGATCAGCCGGGACTCCGCACCGGCGCGATCCTTCACCGGGTCGTCAATGATTAGCACGTCGAGTGGCTTACCGGTCAGCGCACCATTGATGCCCACGCAGTACAGGCCTCCACCCCGGTCGGTTTCCCACCGGCCAGCGGCACGTGAGTCCTGGACGAGTCGGATGCCGAGGTCGGGGTTCGCTTCCAGGTCGCGTTTGATCTGGCGGCCCCACCTAGTCGCGGACTCGGACTCGTACGAGACGACACCGATGCGGAGCGTCGGGTCGTGGGCGAGGAGCCACAGCGGGAACCGGCGGGACACACGCTGCGACTTGCCCTCCTGCGGGGGCATGAACAGCATGAGCCGATCCGGTGCGTCCGGGTCGTCCATCAGGGACACGAGCTCCCTGTCCACGAGCTCTAGGTGTGCCGTCTGCTCCGTGTGGATCGGGTCGAGGTCCTGGCCCATTCCACCAGGCGTCGCCCATCGTCGGGGCGGTGGGCGGAGGACACGGAGCGCGGCCTGCCACGCGGTCATCGTCACGGGTCGAGCACCTCCAGGCAGTCGAGGCAGTACCGGTGCCCCTCCACCGCGAGGTCGTTGCCGCACTCCTCGCACGTGATCGGGTCGGCACCGACGCGGTACACGGGCACGTCGTCGTCCTCGGCCATCCCGACTGTCGTGAGGAGCAGCGGGCAGTCGGGTCGGCATGGGCTGATCGTGAGGATGCGGAGCCCGTCCTCGATGGCGGCGGAGAGGACACACCCGCACGTGAACACGACCGTCTCAGGGACGACTTCCTGGTCCTCTGTCATCCCGAGACCTCCTCGTCGTCCACGAGCTCCCCCACGACCACGGCGTCCTCCGCGCCCGTGAGCTCGGCCACGTGTAGCCGCTCCAGCATCGCCACCGCAGCGGCCTGGCCCCGAGGGTCCCCGGCCATCCCCAACTGCTCCAGCATCCACGACAGCCCTTGTGCGAGGGCCGCACCCTGTGACTCCGCCAACGACTGTGCACGCTCGGCCAGCTGGTCGGCGTGGTCGAGCCCGAGGAGCTTCGCGCGTCGGTCCATGATCCGCAGCGCACCCATCGCCGCGTGCGCGTCACCGCCCATCGCCTTCGGCCACAACGCGGACAGGAGACGGTCGAGGCGGTACTCCTCTAGGTCCCGCACGTCCTGCGCCGGTTGCTTCAACGTGCGGGTCAGGGCACGCCGGTACGCCTTGTGCGCTGCCCCCCGATCCGCGTACCCGAGGTTCGACGCGATCCGGTCGAACGTCATACCCCCAGCACGCAGGTCGAGGACCCTCCGCTCACGGTCGATCACCCCCGAGTCGACCACCGGGAACGGGTCCCCCGGCCCCCGACGACGCGGCCCCGTGTCCGTGCCCTCCATGTCCGTCATCGGTCCCCACGTGTCTCAGGCAGAGGCGTGTCCGGGGCGGGTCCGAGGGTCGAGGGGTGGGGGATGCGCCCATCGGCCACGTACGCCTCCGTGATCCCGAGGTCGTCGCGGGTCACCACGGGGAGGTCTCGGCGTCTCCTGGGGGTCTCCTCCTCCAGGGTGCGGAAGGTGTGCCCCGTGAGTGTCTTGCGGTACGCGGGGATGTTGTTCGCTGGGATGCCGATGCGGTGCGAGGGGTGAACGACGGAGAGGAGGTCGTTCGTGTCCTGGGATGTGTACCCCGCAGCGTCGAGCTCCTCCAGGGTGGGGAACACGTCCGCGTGACGGTCAACGTCGAGGTCGAGGAGGTGGTCCTCACGTCCCCCGAGGGAGTAGACCCACAGGAAGTTGCTCGGCGGGTGTGTCGCGACCCTGCGCATGCGGTCCACGCCCTTCGTGTAGGCGTAGAACAGCACCCCGGGGGTGAGGGTCGCGATGGTGAGCCACGACACGAGGTAGTCGTCGGCGTAGAAGTCACCGGAGTCGTGGATGCGGACCGCCGGGGCACCCGTGTCGAGGAGCGCAGCAGCGTGGGGGTCGAGGTGGTCGCGGGGGACATCGGGGAGGCGTCGTCCTTCGATGGGTCGAAGATTGCGGAGCTCCCTCAGCATGCGGTCCTGCCACCCGGCCCTGTCGTGGAGGGTGAGCTCCAGGTTGCGGAGGTGCGCAGCACGGACGGTCGGGAACCGGTACGTCCCGTTCCGGGCGTAGCAGACCTTCGCGCACGCCCCCGCTGCGGGGCACACGTTCATCGACGTGCCATCAGACAGCGTGGTCACCCATGCGGGCAGCGTCCAGTTCCAGATCGCGTCCCGTCTCATCTCACTGTTCTGAGTCAGGAGCCGCTTCGGTGCGGTCATCGGGGCCTCCGGAGGAGTGGACGTGCGTGCGGACGATGCTCATGTCGAACTGGACGAGGACCTCACGGCCAACCGGCCTGCTCGTCAGCGGTACGGCGAGCTCCTCATGGCAGACGGGGCAGCGGAGAGTCGCGGTGGTCATGGTCGCGGCTTCCGGTGCTCGGGGGCGAGGATCTTCGGTACGGCGTGATCCCAGCGGATCGAGTGGTGGTAACGGCGGTGCTTCTCACCCATCGACCGTACCTTCACACACGACGGGGCCATCATCACGCTGTAGAACGACTTCACGTACGTGCCGAGGTCGAGGTACGCGTCGGTGAGTCCCCCGGTCTGCTGTTGGGTGCGTTTCTGTGCGAGCATCACGGTCAGGGGTGTGAGGAACAGTGCCCCCCGGGAACCGTGGACGACGTACGCGTTGACGTCCTCGTTGATGCGGCCCATGAACCGGATCGGTCGGGCCGTGTTCACGAAGAACGCGTTCATCGCTTTGCGGCGCAACGCGACCTTGGAGAACATGCCGTGCGCTCCCCCAATGTGGTCGCCTCCCTGGGACATTGCGACGGTCAGGGCACCGGTCGCGTCGAGGAGGTCGAACATCGCAGTGAACAGTTGGTCCATGTTCCGCACCGCGTCACCCTTGAACACCCCGTGGGCGACGTACCGGTACTGGAACGAGGTGTAGTCGTCATCGAGCTCAACGAATGCGTCGAGGCCCATCCCGACCGCGATCTGGTGAACGGCTTCCCTCGCGTAGACGACCACGTTCGTGCCGGGGAGGGAATCCGCGACATCGACTCGGCCCACCCAATCAGCTTTGTCGAACACGATGACCTGATCAGTCCCGAACCGGATGCGGTACACGGGGAGGGTTTCATCGTCGGAGTCGACCACGAGGAATACAGGACCGGTGTACCCGGAGCTTCGGAGCACGTCGTAGGTGAGGACGTGATCGGGTCTCCCGTGGGTGAGGATGAACGCGGCGATGTTCCGGTCAGGCATCGGGCTCGTCCGCCAACCCCATCAGGTCCTGCATCGTTTCGGTGAAGATCATGTACCCGTGTTGGATTGCGTCGTCCACGTCGATGATCACGAGTGCGGACTGCTCCATCAGTGCCTGCACCTCAGGGGTCTGATGGGGGTAGAACTCTGCGATGCGCCGGTAGTCGAACACGACGTGACGCCACGTCGCAGCGGTCAGGAACTCGGCCACATCATCGGGTAGTTGTGTGGCAGTGATCGCGGCACGGAGGTCCCTCGCGTGTGCGTCGTCGGTGAGCTCCACCACGTCGGGGCAGGGTCCGACGACCTCGTACTGCACGGGTGCGACCTTCGCCGTGTAAATGTTCTCCTCCCCTGCCGCGAGGAGCGCCGCCAGGTCACCCGCTGTGAACCCTGTGCCCTCCAGGTCGTCAACCTGCTCCAGGAGCGCGAGGAGGGCAGCGTCGTCGGTCTCGGCAACGTCCGACGTGCGGTTGTCAGCGAGGACGATGCGGCGGGCCTGCTCATCGTCCACGTCGAGCAGTGTCACCTCGACGGTTTCCCACCCGAGCTCACGCGCAGCGATCAGCGTGTGGTTGCCAGCGAGGACCGTCATCGTGGAGGCCTGAACGACGAGAGGCCGGTACTGCGTGTTCGCCCGGAGGGACTCCGCGATGAGCTGCGGGTTCCCACGTCTCGGGTTGCCGGGGTACGGGGTGAGCTCATCGAGCTTGACGCGCACCGAGGAGAGGACCCCCGGCTCGCGGTCCAGGGGGTCCACCTCCACCGGGATCAGGAGGACATCGGGGTCGGGCGCAGCGCCCTCGGAGAACGCGGGAGCAGCGGGGGAGTCGGGAGTCATGGGGCCGATCATGGCACCTGGGACACGACTGCGACACGGGTGTGGACGGGGCACCCTCGTCCCGGCCCGCCACGGGACGTGGAACGGCCCCCGTCCTCCCTGGGGTCGAATCCCACCGGGGAGGAGACGGGGGCCGTCTCCGCTGGCTCTACGGTCTCACGGTGCGGGGTCTCCCGCCCTTCCGGGACCGGGCGAGCTCCGTTGGCTGCGGGTGCTTGATGTGCCTCCCATCCCGGGCGACGAGGGACGCGAGCGCGTGCTGGTTGCGGCGGGCAGTCACGAGCCACTCGGGGGCGGGGACCACACGGGAGGCGCGGCGTCGTGCGATCCACGGCATCCGGTCCCAATCGGCGGGGCGAATCCACGGGGGCCGGGACACCTCCGTCAGCGAGACGGGGGAGCCGAGGATCGTCGCGACGGTCACCACGTCCTCCGGGACCGGAACGGGTCGAGGTCGTTCGGTGTCGTCCACCCGCGCGCGCGAGCTTCCCTCTCGCGCCGGATGCGGGCGTTGCGGGCAGCGCGGTCGAGGACCTTCTCGGCCTCCCGGAACGCGACCCACGCGGCGGCGAACAGGACCCCGAGGAGGACCCACCCGCCGAGGATGCGGAGGGCTGTCAGGAGTGTGTCGTTCATGGCTGGCTCCGTTCGATGAGACCGCGCCCCGGGAGGACCGTGGGGGTTCACCCCCCGGGGCGCGGAGCCTGGTTAGGACAGGGCGACAGCGAGGTCGAGCGCGCGGATCGCGTCGTCCTCCATCCCGGCAGCGACATCGGCGTCATCGACCGTCTGCGCGTACGCGGTGAGGGCCTGCATGACTCCACCGGTCGTCATCTGACCACCCCGGACGAACATGGCGAGGATGCCAGCCGCCTGGTCGTCGTTGTACGCCAGCTTCTTGCTCACCGTGCGGATCACCTCGGGCGCGTCCACGAGCTCCCGGGTGGCCCGCTCCTCCAGTCCAGCGACCACCTTGGTCACGTAGTCCACGTCCAGGAAGGTCGCGATGGCGTCGCGGGTCTTGGCCGTGACGAGCTGGAGGTTCTTGGCCTGGGTGTCATCGGACCAGTTCACGATGCCCTCCTCCAGCTTCCCTCCGAGGTGGACGGACCGCAGCACGTCCTTCGTGACGGTCATGCCGTTGCTGCACACCTTCACGATGATCTGCGGCTTGACGGAGAACGCCCCGGACCCGACCTCGCTGTTCTGGAACACGAACCCCGCGAACACGACGGGCAGCTGGTCACCGGTCTGCCCGTTGAACGGGGACCGGTACCCGGCCAGGAGCTGCGGGGCAAGGGCCTGGACCTCCGGGGCAGTCACCCGGACGTACATGCGGCGGTCCGTCAGGTCGCAGCGGTCGACCTCAACGTTCACACCGGCAGCGTGGACACCCTCCAGGGTCGCCATCAGCACGTCCAGGTTGTCGATCACCTTGTACGAGTCGGACAGGAACGCGCGGGCGATCCCCGACTCGTTGTCGTCGCCCCGGAAGCAACGGACCAGGAACGAACGGTCGTCTCCGGGGATCGCGGGGCGCTTCACGAGATGCTCCAGGTCCTCACCCTGGACAGGGGGGCGGGAGAACATCGGGCGGCGTCCGTGGAGCCACCCGTTGACGTTCGTGTCGTAGAGGTCCGTGCGACCGTCGCGCATGCGGCGGAGGTAGGTCTGCGGGATGCCGAGCTTCGACGCGATGCCCTCGTCCGCGATGGCGGTCGGGAGGTACGTGCCATCGGTGACGGTCACGCCGTCCTCGGTGAGCTCAGCCTCGGCCCCACGGATGACGAGCTTTCCGTCGCGGGCCGTGATCGCGGACGCCGGGGCAACGATGTCGAGCTTGCGGGCGTGCTGCTCGCGGAGCATCGTGGCGAGGTCGTCCAGGGTCGCGTTGCGGAGGGTGTTCTGGGTGTTCATGGCTGGCTCCTGTTCGGTTGGTCGGAGGAGGCTCCGTGCCTCCCCTTCGGTGAAACCATCTCACACCGCTCTGACGGTGCGAGCGAGGTCCCGGAAACAGCGTGGCCCGCGAGGTCGCGGTACCCGCCTTCGCACGGGAGGAGGACGATCCCGATGCGGTCGATCTGCACCGGGACACGTCCGGGGTCGGTCGCGTGGCGGGACACGATCCACCCCGCACCGCGTGCCTCGTTCGGGTTCCCATGAACCGACTCGTGATGGTCACGGGAACACAGGGCGAGGAGGTTGCACGGGCAGTCAGGCCCGTACCGTCTCGTGAGGCGGTGGTGGGCATCGGTCGCGGGTGAGGAGCAGCCGGGGAACTCGCATCGCCCGCCGCTGCGGGCGAACGTCTCCTCCCGTGCCTGCACCATCCCGGGACCGTGCTCATCACGGCCAGCGACCCGCCTAGCCGTGGACCGCTTCGCGTTGATCGGGTTGCGCTTCACAGGGTCGTCTCCCTTGCGATGCGAGCGGCGACGTCGAGGGTGTCCATCGCGGTTTCGAGTCCGAGGTCGCGGGAGCCGGGCTCGACGGCGCTGCCGTAGGTGAACAGCCAGGAGTCGTACTTCTTCCGGATGCGGTCCCGTTCCGCTTCGATGGCGAGTGCGATCCGCTCCCCCAGCGCCTTGACCTCGGCACGAGCAGCGTCACGCTCGGTCGTGATCTTCTCCCAGTCGCCTCGGTGGCAGTCGCAGCACGGCTCGCCGTCCCACCAGTGCTCGCAGTGCTGGGCGTCGTCGCGGTCGATGCAGTAGCCCTCGGCGTGCTTCACGCGCTCTCGCAAGGCACCGATCTCGTCCTCGCGTACCGACACGGCGATGTTGGCGCGCTCGAACGCGGAGCGGTAGCGCACCACCTCGGCCTCGGCGGTCCTAGCCCGCTCCTCCGCGCGTTCTGCCCGTGCGAGGTAGCGGTCGGCCAACTCGCTCACGATCCCGTGGCGCGTCTGCCAGTCCACGTCGTCCCGCTCACCCAGCGACGGAGCGGCCAGAGCGTCGAGAGCAGCGACAGCATCGGCAGCACGGTCGAGGTAGTGCCACGTTGAGACCTCGGCGTCGGGGTCGTAGACGTAGCCGGGTGCGTACCAGGGCCAGATGGTGAGCGCCACGACGGAGACTCGCTCGTCGGCGGTCGGGGTGGGGGCGGGCTGGTACGCGACCTCACGGACGATTCCCTTGCGCTCATGGCCGACCTCACCGATGGCTGTGTCGGACTTCCCTGATTCCTCCCAGTCGCGGCGGTAGGCATCGGCCTCGTCCCAGGTGTCGAACTCGCTGGACCGTGGTTCCTTCATGCCACAGCAGATGAGGTCTACGGAGAAGCGAGCAGTGGGGGCGAGGTACGCGGGGCAGCGGCAGGGGATGTGCCAGCCCACGGAGGCCCGACATTCGGCGACGTGCTCGGGGTGTCCGCAGCCCTCGCGGGCGCAGGCGGTGCCGGGGGCGGTCACGAGGACCTCCCGATGTTCTGCTCCTCGGTCATCACCGGGCGCTGGGCGAGGAGGTCACCGTGGCCGAGGTACGCGAGCACCGTCCACGAGTGGGGGAGCCACATGGTCGGGGTCAGGACGCACACCTCACCGGGTCGCGTCTTTCGGTGATGCGTGTGCGCTGCCCGCCACGTCGTCGTGACGCAGAGTGGGACAGCCGGGGGTGCGGTCCTCACCCCGTGCGGGGGTGGGGTCGTGTCACACGTCGTACCGCACGCGGCGGCAGTGGCGGTGCCGGTCATCGTGACCGTGGTGAGGAGGAACGCGGCGAGCAGAGTGGTGGTGCGCTTCATCGGGGGCCGTCCTTCGGTAGTGGGAGTGGGGCCTGCATCCAGACTTCAGTAGCGAAGCCGACAGCGCGTCGGGCTGATGCCCACGCCATCGCTCGCCTCTCAGTGGAGAACGCCCGAATGCGACCGGAGTGCGGTACCCCTGCCACGTACGCGCGCGCCCGCCACGGCAACGTGCGGTGTCTCACCGGGGACGCTCCTGCCGCAACCATGCAGTGCCCTTCGGTGTGATGCGGAGGACCCTCACCTGGCGACCGGAGCCACCTGTCATGGTCGTGCCCGTGTCCTCCAGGAGCTCACCGTTCAGGAGGTCCGAGACCCGTTTCCAGGGGCCATCGGCGGGACCGTACCCGGCGTGCGTGGCAGCGAGCTCCCCCGTCGTGCCAGTGGGGTAGTTGGAGAACACCTGGAGGAGTCGGACCATCATCGTCGTCTTGGACGTGAGCTTCTCCGCAGCGAGCTTCGACGTGTACAGGTCCGACCTGCGGGCGAGGACCTCGGGCGCTGGAACGTACGGCTTGATGAGGTCCGACTTCGGGGGAGGCTCGGGGAACAGCCCGTCGTCGCTCATCAGTTCCACACCCCCACGTACGCCACGTTGGAGGAGGACGGGCGCACGAACAGCCCGCCGTACGGTGCCATCAGCATCCAGGTCCCGTCGCGTGACTCGGGGGACAGGTGGACCTCGTTGCGGTGGTCCACCCAGGAAACACCCTCGCGGGGGTTCCCACCCGTGGTGAGAGCGATGCGGTCGAACCCTCCCGCGACGGGCAACGGATGGTCGCCGTACGGGTCTACCCATGCGAACGGGTCCGCGATGGACCCCTGTACGGAAGCAATCGCACGAGCTGTGTGCCCCTGCGTGTTGCTGAGCTCGCGGCGGAGGCCGACGAGCTTCTCCTGCGCCCACCGGGGGAGCTTCTGCTCACGGGCGTCCGGGTAGGTCAGGTCATCGAGCTTGGTCATGGCTGGCTCCTCAGTTGGTGTGTGCACGGAACACGGTGGCGGGGTGGATCGGGTAGAGCCCCGTGACGGTGCCGTCGTCGCGGACGAGTCGGTACACCTCCACGGTCTCCCACACAACAGTGACCCACCCGGACGGGTGGGGGTATGCGACGGGCATGGTCAAGTGTTCCCTGGTCATCAGTGCCACGGGAGCCACCTCCACCACGAGGACGGGTTCCGGTAGGCGCGGCAGTGGCAGAGCCCGCAGTCGGAACCGGCCCGCAGATGGGTGTGGGCTTCGTACGAGTGGCCGCAACGGGCACACGCGTCGAGGAGGAGCAGCGGGCGCGCATCGGTCCTCATGGCGTGACCTCCACCGGGGGGAGGTAGGTGACGGTGATGGTGATACCGGGGGTGAGCTCCACCACGGTCGGAGACTCCACGGTGAACGCTCCCTCCGGGACAGCGACGGCGGCGATCTTCGACGCGGCTGCAGGCTCCATGCCAGCGCCCACGAGGCGGACCATCACGACGAGGATCGCGCGGTGCCTGGAGGTCCACTCCCGGTCAAGCCCAGACCCGTGGGACCGGGGTGCGTCGGGGAGGTACCCGGCGCGGGTCCAGTAGTCGAGCTTCCGGTACGTAAGCCCCGGGGTGTAGGCGAGTACCTCGCGGCTGTTCATGACTTCACCTCGGACAGCGCGACTGCCTCGTAGCGCGTGCCCTCAGTGCCTGGCCCGAGGGGGTTCGTGTAGAAAGACGCAAGGCCGGTCGTGCGGTCGTGGGCGATCAGGACGGTCACACCTCCACCCGGGGTGAGCTTCACCGCCACGGACCCGTCCTGCGTCGCGTAGGTGGTCTCCTCCGTCACCACGACGCGGGGGATGAACGGTTGCGACTCGTCCCACCCGGAAACCTTCTGGAGCTCCCGTTCGCGGGCCTCCAGGTGGATGCGGCGGAGGTACCCGTCGAACATCCACTTGTCGCCAGCGATCAGGGCCAGGGCAACGTATAGGGCGGTCTCGTCAGTCATCGACCGAGTGATGATCAGCGCACCCTGGAGTGGCCTCCGGGCAGCGAGGTATGCGGCGCGGGCGAGCTCCTTGCCACGGAGGGCGTCGTCTACGTCCGCATCGGTGCCGTGGTCGAGGGCCTCCTCGTACCGGAGGGCAGCGACCTGGAGCTCACGGTCGGCGTCCACGAGTGCCTGAGCCATCACGGGTGCGGTCGGGTAGGTACTCATGGTGGTCACTCGCTCTCGGTGTAGTGGGCCAGTGTGAACCCGGGGAAGTAGACGACCACGGAGTAGCGGCCCATGTTGTCGGTCCTCGCGGCCCGCATCAGGCGGCGGAGGAGGTCCCCCGGGTCGCCCCACTCCTGGACCTGCTCGGACTGTGTGGTCAGCATCGCGAGGGCGGCACCCACAGAGAGGACCTGGGACTCGGCCAGGATGATCCCGAGGCAGGAGTCCCCGTTCATGCCGAGACCGGAGTAGCGGCGCACGTCATCGAAGGTGTCGAGGCCGAGCTCATCGAACGCGTCGATCAGCTGGCTCTCGGTGAAGGGCAGGACGGTCAGGTTGGGCATGGCTGGCTCCTCAGGCGTTCAGGTCGATGGGGCGGGTGTGGTGGCCGTTCTCGATGGCCGGGGCAACGTGCTCGTCGCAGAGGCGGAGCTCCACACCGGGGATGCCGGGGACCTCCCACCACGTCGTCGCGAGGTTCGGGCAGGGCACCGGGTTACCGGCAGCGGTCGTGCCGGTGGTGTTCGACTCGCAGTAGTCGTTGTCGCTCATGGCTGGCTCCTATTCGGTCGTTGTTCGGACGTTGCTTGGTCAGGAGGTGACGGGGAGCGGGAGGTCGCGGGCCACCGCCTCAACGAGGAAGTCGGACACGTACACCCGGGTCGCGCGAGTGGCACCGTCCAGGCAGTAGATCGTCTCCCGGTAGCCGCGTGTGACCTCCACCGAGTCGCGGTCGGTGGCGAGTGCGAGGTTCACCTTGGCGACGCGAGCGAGGAGGGCCTTCGACGGGCCGTTCTCGTCCAGCTCCGCGTACGTCCCCTTGCACCCACACGCACACCCCTGGCCACCGTTGTAGGCGCGGATCACGGTGCGCGGGTCCACCTGGTGACCGGCCTCGGTCGCGGCGGCGATGAGAGCAGCGCGGGCGGCGAGCTCCTCCGCCTTGCGTGCTGCGGCCTTAGCGTTGCAGACGGTCTCGGCCCACGGCTGGACCACGATGCGGC